AATAAATAATTATAAGTGGTCAACCCACATAAGCCAAGCAACGTGGTAACACCACAGGAGGATTTTTAAAATGGCAACAACAACTTTTACAAAAGGTATTGAGGCTTACGAAGATAACGTAACTTTCGGTACAGGAATAACAGGCACAGGTCTGTTACATTCATTCGGCACACGTAAAATACAAACGTTTGTAGGATCACTAGCAGATACAGATACTGCTTCAGCATATGCAGATGGAGACTGTCTTGTAGAGCTAGGAACATTAGATACCAATACTCCATCAACTATTGTAACTCCTACTAAGTTTTTTATCCATCGTGCATTAGTATTTATTACTACTGTCGCAGGACCAACACTTGTAGGTGGTCTAGCACTTAACCCTACTTCTGGCATTGCTACTAATGCTGCTGTAGTATCATCAGGCACAGAGATTGTAGGTGCAGGTGTTGCATCTTTTAATCCACGTATTTCTGCTACTGACTCAGTAACTGAAATTGATTTAAATCTGGATGCAGCAGGGTATCATATATTTGATCCATTAGTACAAGCACCTATTGCAAACACACACTTGTATGTATTTGCTACTACTACTATGAACGGTGATGCATCTGCAGGTAGATTTACTGTTGAACTAGAATACTCAGTACATTAAAGGAGGAATGATAAATGTCAACTTCCGTAGGCACATTCCAACCTAATACGTTACGATGGAGTGTACAAACAAAAGCAACCATAGATAATACTGCAGGTAATACTGCACATTTTACCTGCACTGGCTTTAAAGTTGTACACCTTCATGCTGACCAAGAGTTTTTAATTAACTTTGGTGCTGCAGAGGCAAACTGTGGTGCTAATGATTTAGAACTAGAGGCAGGTAATTACACTCTTGCAATACCTGACGCTGTTGGTGATGCTGTTATAATGAACATCTTAGCAGCTACTAGTGACAACGTAACTATTAAAGTAGTACTATCATAAAAAAAGTGTAACCCTGATATAAATGCATATCGGGGTTGCATTATTATCTATAGTATGGTATAACTAACTGTGATATAACTATCTCTGACATAACAAAAAGGAGATAGTGTATGTTTAAAAAACTTATAAAGTTTATTCAAAAAAGTCAACAAAAGAAAGTGGCTTTGTGGCAGTTGCAAAATATGACTGACATGGAGCTAAAAGATATAGGAGTATCTCGTGGCGAAATCTACAGGAAAGTCTACGGTCAATAAAGCTGGTAACTATACACAACCAGCAAAACGTAAACGTATATTTAGCAGAATTAAAGCAGGAACTAAGGGTGGAGGTGCAGGTCAATGGTCTGCACGTAAAGCCCAGATGTTAGCTAAGGCTTATAAGGCCGCAGGTGGAGGATACAAATCGTGAGAAGGTATTTAAGAAGATTGTGGTGTGCGCTTACTAATAGGAAGTGTCACGAAGACTGTGATTGCTGTTAACGTGGCAAAAGCTAAATCTCAACAAAGCCTAACTAACTGGACAAAACAGAAGTGGCGTACTAAAAGTGGGAAACCTAGTGCCAAAACAGGAGAACGTTATCTCCCTACTGCTGCTATTAAGTCTCTTAGTGCTTCTGAGTATGCAGCTACTTCAAGAGCAAAACGAAAAGGCAAGGCGGCAGGTAAGCAGTTTGTGGCTCAACCTAAAAGTATTGCAAAGAAAACCAAACGATTTAGAGCCGCTAGGGGTGGCATGGTAGGATAAAGTATGGCGCATAGTATTATTGATGACTATAAAATATTTCCACGACTAATGATGTTAGTAGTTACTATATTAACATATCAATCTGTACATTGGTACATGTCTTTACCCGATCCTTCTAATGGACAAGCAGGACTTGTATCTGTATGCATGGGTGCATTAACAGGTTGCTTTGGTATCTGGATGAACAAAGAAGCAAAAACTGACAGAGGTGGTACTAAGTAATGTCATGGTTATGGCGTTTTTATTATTGGTTACATTTGAGGGCCAAGCGCAAAATACACAAGGGATGTATTTTAGGGATGTAAATCGTTGTAATTATTTTGCTGAACAAATAGAAAAAGGAAATCGCTTACATTATGGTGGGTATATATATAGGACAGACAGAATAGATGCATACTGTTTACCTAAGATGGTTTCTAAGAATACGGAGTTTTGGGATTAATGTATGTTATAGTACTAGTATTAATACAAGTGGGGCAGCATAGGATAGCCTCAGATCAAGTATTGTATCCATCAATGGAAATGTGTGAAACAGCAAGAGGTATTCTAGTTACACAATTAGAAGCTAGTAAACCTACAGAAGAGGCTTTTTCATTTTCTAAATGTACAAAACTTTCTTTTGAAGCAGATAAAACAAAGGTAACATTATGATTACACTACTTGGTAGTTTACTAGGATTTGGTACTTCTTTCCTACCTGAGATATTAAATTACTTTAAGGCAGGACAAGATCACAAACATAACCTTGAGCGTATGTCGCTTGAGATGGATATGATGGCAAAGCGTAATGAGCTAAAGCTAAACATAATAGATAAGCAAGCAGAGATAAAAGAAACAGAAGGACTGTATAAACATGATAGTATGGATGCAGGAGGTTTTATCAACGCACTACGAGGCAGTGTCCGTCCTGTCATCACTTATGTTTTCTTTGGCCTTTTTGTTGCCATCAAAGTAACAGCACTTATATCTCTTATGGATGCAGGTAATGATCTTGGTAGGTCACTGTCTTTAATTTGGGATGATGCTACAAGTGGACTGTTTGCAGCTATAATTAGTTTTTGGTTTGGTGGTAGAGCAGTATCCAAGTATGTAAAGACATCTATGTAAGGAAGTAATATGGGATTTAAACTAAGTGCAAGAAGTATTGGCAAACTAGAAGGTGTAGAAAAAGACCTTGTAAATGTAGTACTAGAAGCTATTAAGTTGACTAAGGTAGACTTTGGTGTTACTTATGGTATGCGTACTTTAGAGGAACAGCAAAAGCTCTATGACTCAGGTAGATCACAGACTATGAAAAGCAAACACCTAGATGGTAGGGCTGTAGACCTTGTTGCATACTTTGGTTCTGATATATCTTGGGAGCTAAACGTATACGATGATATATGTGATGCAATGGCAGAAGCAGCTAGACGTAACACTGTTGCTATTAAGTGGGGCGCAGCTTGGTCTGAAGGAGACATAAGAATGTACAGTGGTTCTGCTGAAGATTCTATGAATGCTTATATAGATTTGCGTAGATCAGAAGGTCGCAGACCATTTATTGATGCCCCACATTTTGAGATGATATAATGGCTAGAGAATTAACACCACGTCAACAAAAGTTTCTTGATGTCCTTATGGATGAAGCTGGTGGTAATATTACTACAGCTAAAAAACTTGCAGGGTACTCACCTAGTACAGCTAACCGTGAGATTACTAGCAGTTTAAAAGAAGAGATAATTGACGTAACACATAACTACTTGGCACGTAATGTGCCAAAGGCAGCTATGGCTATGGTCAGTGCTTTAAACGATCCTACTGAGTTAGGTATACGTGACAAAATGGCAGCAGCTAAAGAACTACTAGATCGTACAGGTCTTGTAAAAACAGAGAAGATGCAAGTAGAAGCAAAAGGTGGTGTTATGTTAATGCCAGCTAAACAAGCACAGGACGATGATGACTAAATCCGTAGGTCAATGGAAACTCCCTCAACCAACCGACATTAAAGAAAACAACGAGTGGGTTCCTATACCACGTATATCAAGAACAATACCATACGGCTATGAGCTAGACCCTAATGATAATTTTATTCTCTTGCCAATAGCTATAGAACTTGATATGCTTGAGAAAGCAAAGAAGTATTTAAAACAGTACTCATATCGTGAAGTATCTAACTGGCTAACTACAAATACAGGCAGAGAAATATCTCACGTAGGATTAAAGAAACGGTTGGATAATGAGCGAAGACGCAAAAACAAAGCTGGAAGCCTACGCAAATGGGCAGACTATGCGAAAAAGGCAATCGCCAAAGCGGAAGAAATCGAAAGCACAAGGCTCGGTGCAACAGAAAACAACAACACGCAAGAAAACGCAGCCTGATATAGAGCCTACTATTACGTACACTGCACCAGTTGAAGAACAACATAACATTATCTTTAAACCGAATGCTGGCCCCCAGACAGACTTCCTAGCTGCAGGTGAACGTGAGGTACTATTTGGAGGCAGTGCAGGTGGTGGAAAGAGCTACGCTATGCTTGCAGACCCATTACGCTTTATGGGCCATCCAGCCTTCTCAGGATTGCTCCTACGGCATACTACGGAAGAACTAAGGGAACTTATCTTTAAGTCACAAGAAATGTACCCTAAGATATGGCCTGGAATTAAATGGTCAGAACGTAAGATGCAGTGGACTGCGCCCTCTGGTGCGAGGTTGTGGATGTCCTACCTAGACAGGGAAGATGATGTCCTGCGCTACCAAGGTCTAGCGTTTAGCTGGATAGGCTTTGATGAGTTGACTCAATGGCCCACACCTTTTTCGTGGAACTATATGAGATCACGTCTACGGTCCACTGCACCCGACTTGCCTGTATATATGAGAGCTACTACTAACCCAGGAGGAAGAGGACATCATTGGGTTAAAAAAATGTTTATTGATCCTGCTGCATACGGAACAGCTTTTGAGGCAACAGATATTGAAACAAGTGAGGTACTACGCTATCCTGCTGGACACTCCAAAGCTGGTAAATCTTTATTCAAACGTAGGTTTATACCTGCCCGTCTTTCCGACAATCCTTACTTAGCAGAACAAGGTGACTATGAAGCAATGCTTTTGTCACTACCAGAACAACAAAGAAGACAGTTACTAGATGGTGATTGGGATATTAAAGAAGGTGCAGCTTTTACTGAGTTTGACAGAAAAGTACATGTAGTAGAACCATATGATATACCTAGTAACTGGGTAAAGTTTAGAGCATGTGACTATGGATACGGAAGTAAGTCTGGTGTAGTCTGGTTTGCTGTATCTCCTGACGAAAAGTTAATTGTGTATAGAGAATTATATGTAGGTAAAGTTCTTGCTACAGATTTAGCTGATATGATACTAGAACTAGAAGCAGGTGACGGTAATATTAAATATGGTGTACTTGATTCTAGTTTGTGGCATAAACGTGGAGATACTGGCCCTAGCCTAGCAGAGCAAATGATTATGAGAGGTTGCAGGTGGCGACCATCTGATAGATCAAGAGGATCAAGAGTATCAGGAAAGAATGAAGTACACAGGCGTTTACAGATAGATGAGTTTACAGAAGAACCTAGATTAGTATTTTTTGAAAACTGTACAAATTTAATTTCTCAACTACCTGCACTACCTATTGACAAAAGAAATCCAGAGGATATAGATACTACATCAGAAGACCACTTGTACGATGCTTTACGGTATGGTATCATGTCAAGACCAAGGTTTAGCATATTTGATTATGATCCTATGGGTCCACCTAAAAGAAGTATGCAGGTTGCAGATTCAACGTTTGGTTATTAAGGAAAAATAAATGGCAGAAGATAACGAAGGTTTTATTGAAGATGATTCTATTGTCTTAGAAGACAGTGATAACTCTGACGTAGAAGACGTAAACACATCAAAGATTATTCCATTTATTATGGACAGGTATAGTCGTGCAGAAGATCACAGACAACAAGATGAACACAGATGGTTACGTTCTTACAGAAACTATCGTGGTTTGTATGGACCTGATGTACAGTTTACAGAAGCTGAGAAGTCAAGAGTATTTATTAAAGTAACTAAAACAAAAACACTTGCAGCTTATGGACAGATTGTTGATGTACTATTTGCTAGTCAAAAGTTTCCGCTAACAGTAGACCCAACAGAATTACCTGACGGTGTAGTTGCAGATGTACACTTTGATCCTAAAGAACCAGAGCAATTAAAAGAATCTGGTATGGATGAAGAAGTAAATCCGTATGGTTTTAAAGGTGATGGTAAAGAATTACCTAAAGGTGCTACAGCAGCAACACTAGCGGATAGCCTTGGTCCACTGTCAGAAAAGTTAAATAACATAGATGGCTTACGTCAAGGTGTAGGTAAAACACCTACTGCAATTACATTTAGTCCAGCTATGGTAGCTGCTAAGACAATGCAAAAGAAAATACATGATCAACTAGAAGAGTCTAGTGCAAGTAAACATTTACGCAGTACAGCATTTGAGATGGCATTGTTTGGTACTGGTGTAATGAAAGGTCCGTTTGCTATAGACAAAGAGTACCCTAATTGGGGAGAAGATGGTGAGTATAACCCTGTTATAAAAACTATACCGCAAGTATCTCATGTATCTGTGTGGAACTTTTATCCTGATCCAGATGCAAATAATATGGACGAAGCTCAGTTTGTTATTGAGAGACATAAGATGTCACGTACACAGTTACGTGGATTAAAACGTAGACCATACTTTCGTCCTACTGTAATTGAGGAAGCTGTACAGTTAGGAGAGAACTATAATAAAGAGTATTGGGAAGATGATCTAGCTGATTATGTACCTGACTACGGCGTAAATCGTTACGAAGTTTTAGAGTATTGGGGTATGTGCGATACAGATATGTTAGTAGAACAAGGTGTAGATATACCTAAAGAACTATCTAATGTAGACGAACTGCAAGCAAACATATGGATATGTAATGGTAAATTATTGCGTATGGTTCTTAATCCGTTTAAACCTGCCACTATACCTTATATGGCTTCACCATACGAATTAAATCCTTACTCATTCTTTGGGGTAGGTATTGCAGAAAATATGGACGATACACAAACTCTTATGAATGGTTTTATGAGAATGGCTGTTGACAATGCTGTATTATCTGGTAATCTTCTTATTGAGGTAGATGAAACTAACCTAGTTCCAGGCCAAGACTTATCAGTATATCCAGGCAAGGTATTTAGGAGACAGGGTGGAGCACCTGGACAAGCTATCTTTGGTACTAAGTTTCCTAACGTGTCACAGGAAAACTTACAGTTATTTGATAAAGCAAGAGTATTAGCAGATGAATCAACTGGCTTTCCATCTTTCGCACATGGTCAAACAGGCGTATCGGGCGTGGGCCGTACTGCTTCTGGTATTAGTATGCTTATGGGTGCTGCACAAGGTAGTATAAAGAGTGTTATTAAAAATGTAGATGACTACTTACTTAGGCCACTAGGTGAAGGTTTATTTAGATTTAATATGCAGTTTGACTTTGATCCAAACATTAAAGGTGACTTAGAGGTTAAGGCTCGTGGTACAGAAAGTTTAATGGCTAATGAAGTACGTAGTCAAAGACTAATGCAGTTTATGCAGATTGCATCTAGCCCTGCTCTTGCACCGTTTGCTAAGTTTCAGTATGTTATTCGTGAGATTGCAAAGTCTCTTGATCTTGATCCAGATAAAGTAACTAATAATATGGATGAGGCTGCTGTACAGGCAGAACTTATGAAAGGTTTCCAACAACCAGCACCTGAAGGACAACCACCAGCAGGTGCAAACCCAGCAGACCCTACAGGCGCAGGTGGTGGCACTATAGGTACAGGACAGGTTCCAGTACCACAAGAACAAGGATTTAGTGGTAATGAAGGACAAGGAGCACCTCAACAAGCTCAAGGGGCTGGTCAGCAACCACCAGCAGTGGGGCCAGTTCAGTAGTTATTTAGATACTATTATAGAGCAACAACATCGTTCTATGGAACAAGCAGATAATACTATGACAATACATAGAGCACAAGGTGCAATATATCAGTTACGTAGATTACAACTATTACGAGATGAGGTATTAAAAAATGGATAACATGCAACGTCAAATGGATATGTTTGAAGAAGGTGGCTTACGTGATGAAGGTGGTATGGTAGATGAAGAATCTGGTAATGAAGTTCCTATTGGTAGCACTCGTAAAGAAGTTAGAGATGATATACCTGCACAAGTAAGTGAAGGTGAGTTTGTATTTCCTGCTGATGTAGTTAGGTTTCTTGGCCTTGAGAAACTTATGGAGATGCGGCAAGCTGCTAAGATGGGCCTCAAGCAAATGGAAGCTATGGGTCAAATGGGTAATAGTGATGAAGCTACAATGCCTGACGATATGCCATTTGGTATGGCTGATCTAGTTGTTATTGGTGGGCCAGATAAAGATGATAAACCAAAGAAAAAAGCACAGGGTGGTTTGTTCTTACAGTCTGGTGGTAGTATACGTATGCCTGACTTTGACTTTAGCAATCAAGATGTTCGTATATATGTAAAAGAAGGTTCACCAGATAGACGTATACCTTTCTTTGATGGTGAGCCAGTTATACCTATTCCAGCAGGTTATGTACTAAAAGGTTCTGCACCTGTAGAAGAAGAAACAGAAACAGAAAAAGCTATACCCACAGGTAGTGATCGTGAACCTTCACAACGTTTTCCAGATAAAACACCTTTTCAAGAAGCTGGTGGTTGGGATATGGAGTTTGGTGATCCACCTGATGCAGCTAAAGTTGACTTGTGGATTAAAGAAGCAGAAAAAACTACAGGTAATGCGCCTCTTATTGTAACAGGTGTAGCTGCTGCACTTGGTGGCCCACTAGCTGCCTTTGTACATCTTGGTAATAAAATGAATGCTAAAGGTAGAGATGCTTCTTTTGAAAAAGCATTAGCTGCAGCAAAGAAAACAGCTACTGCAGGACAAGTTGCTAAACTTAATGCAATAGATAAAGCTATTAAAGAAGGTGCAGATAAAAATATATTTAATAAAATTGTAGATGGTATTTCTAATGCACTTGGGTTTGGTGAAAAAGAAAAAAATATTGTTACAAAAGTTGGAGGTAATGCAGGTAATAGTCTTGCTAATCCAAATAAAGATGCGTTTTCTTATACACAAACAGGTAGACAAGATATAGATACTGCGCCTTTAACAGGTGCAAAACCATCATTAGAAGAAAGTAAAGAGAGTGAAGAATTTGGTAAAATAATGGGAGATGCAGTTTTTGCAGAAGGATATACAGGTCAAGGTTTATCAGATGGTGCATTAGAAGACGCAGATATACGAACCATGCAAGGTGATTTACAAAAACAAATTAATGATGCTGAACTAGAATTAGGCATACCTAAAAAAACTGAAACTGATTTGGCACTTGAATATACTGATTTTGGGTCTCCAACTGAAAATATACCATTTGATGAAATGGTGGCTCCAAATGTAAATTTACAAGATAATGTTACTATACCATTAGATAATAAAGAGTTTATTTCTGGTCGAGAAAAAATAAAAGATGGTACATATAAACCGCCAGTAGATAGAACAGGACTTATTCCAGAAATGAAAACAGGAAACGCAGCCTATGATGCATTAAAAGCATCAACACTTAACTTTAATAATCAATATGAAAACTATCAAGACATGGTAAAAAGAACAGAAAATATGAATTTAACTTCTTATGATTATACTGCTGGTGTACGTGGCGCAACAGCACTAAATAAACAATTAGATCAAGCAGCTAAAAGTTTTACAACTAAAGTAGCAGAAGTTTTTGGTAAAGAACCTAAGCCAGAAGAAGATGAAATAATACGTAGTGATGGAACTGCTACTCCATTTACACCTAGAAGTAAACAAACAAAACCTGATCCTGTAACACCTTCAACTAGTAGTAGTGATGATGATGATAGACCTAGTTTAGCAGAACAAATGCAAAAAGCAGCACAGGCTAAAGCAAGTAAAGCAAGTACAGCTACAGCAGCTAGTAAGTCTGCAGCACAAAAGAAAGCTATTGCGGCTGGTGTAAGTGGATCAACAGCAGGAAAACTATCTGGATCAAAAATGATTTCAGGTACAGGAGTTGGAGCAGGTACAGGAGGCAGTAATATAACTGGTCCTATGAATAGAGGTGGCCTAGCTTCTCGTAGAAAATAACAATCACCTTATACGCTGGCTACTCATCCCCCTACCAACACTAGGCTACGGTGGCCCCAGAAAGAAAGAACTATAATGAATACTACTACTATGGCAGGAGAAGTAACCACTCCCAAAAAGGTTGCATTTGTAGATAGGAAGAGTGCTAACTCAAACCGCATTGATCAAGATGAGGAAGAACTAAAGCAACTACTTGCAGATAAAGAAGATGCACCAGAGGCTCAAGCACAAGAAACTGAACCTACTAATGCAGAAGAAAAAAGTTTTAAGAAACGTTATGGTGATCTTAGGCGGCATATGCAAGAAAAAGAAAAGTCTTGGGAAGATAAGTTTAGCCAACTAGAGACACAGTTAAAAGATGTTACACGTAAAGAGATTAAACTGCCTAAGTCTGATGAAGACATTGATGCATGGGCAGCACAGTATCCTGATGTAGCAGCCATTGTAGAAACAATAGCAATTAAGAAAGCTCGTGAACAGTCAGAAGGTTTAGAAAACCGTGTAAAAGAAATAGATGAAATGAGAGCTACAGCATCTCGTGAAAAAGCAGAAGTAGAACTGTTAAAGGTTCATCCTGACTTTGGTGAGATACGAGATAGTGATGACTTTCACAATTGGGCAGAAGAACAACCTAAGTGGGTTCAAGATGCTCTATACGAAAATGATACAGATGCTCGTTCTGCAAGTCGTGCAATTGATTTGTACAAAGCAGACATGAACATTAGCACAAAAAAACCTGCAAGCAACAAAGATGCTGCACGTTCTGTTAATCGCACTAGTCGTAATGCTCCTGATACAGATAGCAAAGACGGTACGTTTAGTGAATCGCAAGTTGCCAGTATGACAACTAAACAATACGAAAAGGCTTCTGATGCGATCATGGAAGCAATAAGAACTGGAAAATTTATTTACGATATGTCTGGTTCTGCACGATAAAATACTGTTGACAAATAAAATTAATACGGTATAACTATAGGTATAATCATTATTAGCCGCCCATTGGGTCTACCTAATAATAAACTACCAAATCTAAAACTAAACAATACGTAAGACTTACCTGTTCAAGTATAGGCCCATAACGTTATTGGTAGGCCAACTAATAACAATATGCACCCTAGAAAACAAACAGCCTCTATGTGATAATGTTTAGCTTATAAGCAAGCCTAAACTTTATAGGAGGATATAATGGCTTTTAAAACCGCAACAGGTTATGGGAATTTACCTAATGGTAATTTTAGTCCTGTAATCTACTCCAAACAGGTACAACTTGCATTCCGCAAGTCTACTGTTGTAGGAGACATTACTAACTCTGATTATTTCGGAGAGATTTCTGGGCAAGGTGATACAGTTAAAATTATCAAAGAGCCTGAAATTTCAGTGTCGGAATATGCACGTGGCACAAATGTTACAGCCCAAGATTTAACTGATGAAGACTTCTCACTTGTTATTGACAAAGCTAACTACTATGCTTTTAAAATGGACGATATTGAAGAAGCTCACAGCCACATCAATTTCATGGACTTAGCAAGCAATCGTGCTGCTTATCGTTTGTCTGACCAGTATGACCAAGAAGTTCTTGGATATATGGCTGGCTACGCACAAAGTTCTTTGCATAGTAAAGCAAGTACTCTTAACACAACTGTTAATGGTACTAAAGCTGTATCTACTGCAGGTTCAAACGAACTGCTTTCTTCAATGCAGCTTCATAAAGGTGACTTCGGTAACATTACGACAACATCTGCTGGTACTCATTCGATTCCAGTAACTGCTCGTATGCCTGGAGCTACATCACTGCCAACAGCAACAGTTTCTCCTGCGATGATTATTTCACGCATGAAGCGTTTGCTTGACCAACAGCAAGTTGATTCACAGAATCGCTGGCTTGTAGTTGATCCAGTGTTTATGGAAATTCTTGCTGATGAAGATTCACGTTTTATGAACGCTGACTTCGGTGAGTCAGGTGGACTACGTAATGGTCTAACTGTAAATAACTTCCACGGTTTCCGTGTCTATACATCTTCCAATCTACCTGCCCTTGGCACTGGACCTGGAACATCAGGCACAGCTAATCAATTAACAAACCTTGGTGTTATTGTTGCTGGACATGATTCTGCTGTCGCAACTGCGGAGCAAATCAATAAGACAGAAACATATCGTGATCAGGACAGCTTTGCTGACATTGTTCGTGGTATGCATCTATACGGCAGAAAGATACTTCGTCCAGAAGCTATCGTAACTGCTCGTTATAACGCAGCGTAAGGGAGGATATAACTTATGGCTACTTTTGATATGACTCTCGCATCTACTGCTGGTGTTGGCGCAGACGTTCTTGCTGTTCACACTAATGTAGGTAACACAGTACGCACTCTTGAAGCGATCTTAGATATTGATGCTATGATTACTGCAGGAGCTACGCTTGCTAATGGTGACATCTTTCAACTACTAGAAGTACCTGCTGAATCCTTTGTGATTGCTGCTGGTGCTGAAATTATGAAGTCTTTTACTGCAAGTTGTACTTGTAATATTGACTTTGGTGGTGGTGATGACATTATTGACGGTGCGGCACTTGATGCTACTGCAGGTACATACCTTGCAAAAGGTTCTAATGGTGAAGCTAACCTTGTTAGTACAGGTTCAGCTTCTACATATGCTGCAGAATCTCTAGCTCTTGTTGGTGCTGCAGATACCATTGATGTAACAATCGCTGGTGCTGATCCTGCAACTGGACGCTTACGTGTCTACTGTGTAGTAGTTGACGTTTCTGCCGCAATGACAGAAGCTGCAATTGCTCAAAGAGACTTAATTTAAAATAACTTTAGAGGCTGGTATTTTACTGGCCTCTTTAGCTTATCTAAAGGAAACCTAATGGCACTTACATTTTTATCATTAACTAATGATGTTATAACAAGAATGAATGAAGTAGAACTTACATCTACTACTTTTTCTGCAGCTAGAGGTGTGCAAGTCCAATGTAAAAATGCTGTTAATGAAGCTATTAGATATATTAATCAAAGAGAGTTTGGTTATTCTTTTAATCATGCTACTAATAGTTCTACACTTACTGCTGGTGTAGCACGATACTCTTTACCTACAAGTACAAAGTCTGTAGATTATAGCACTGCTAGAATTAAAAAAGACACAGATGTAAATGCATCTGGAAATAATTTAAGAACATTAAACTATAATGAATATATTCAAAAAGAATATGCTATACAAGAAGATGAAGTTGTAACTACAACATTAAATGGTTCTCACTCTAGCACCGTAGCTACATTAACATTAACATCTACTACAGGACTTGATACATCAGGTACTGTACACATTGCTGGTGAGCAAGTTACATATACAGCAATATCAGGTAATGATATTACAGGTTGTACTCGTGGTGCTAATAGTACTACTGCAGCTACACATAGTAGTGGAGTAACTGTAACACAGTTTGAAAATGGTGGCATACCACAGTTTATAGTACGTTCACCTGATAATAATTATTTGTTGTATCCTTTACCAGATAAACAATATACATTAGCATTTGATTATTTTACATTTCCTAGTGACTTAGATGCACATGGAGATACCACTACGATACCTGACAGATTTGCCCCTGTAGTTGTAGATGGTGCTTCTGCGTTTGTGTATCAGTATCGTGGAGAAGGACCACAGTATCAAATAACATTTGACAGATTTCAACAAGGAATTAAAAATATGCAAAGTCTTCTTATTAATAAGTATGAGTATGTTAGGTCTACACACATAGAAAGATCAACAGGCTACGGTAATACTATGTCAGGAACTATTTCTTAATGCCCGATAATGCTCAACTACAACCTGTTGCATTTAATTGTCAAGGTGGATTAGTCCTTAATCGTTCTAGTTTTTTAATGGACCCAGGACAAGCAATAGAGTTAGAAAACTTTGAACCTGATATTCAAGGTGGTTATAGAAGAATAAACGGATATACTAAATTTATTAATCAAGTAATTCCTATTACAAGTAGTAGTGCAGAAGAACCTTTAATGGTGGCTTCTTTTAATAATAAAACATTAGCAGCTAGAGGTGAAAAAATATTTTCATCTGCATCTACACAACTAGCTATTCGTATTGCATCAACTACAAGTATGACAGGATCAGGCTCTATAACAGTAGATTCTACTACAGGATTTTCTAGTAGTGGAACTATACAAATAGGTTCAGAAATATTTACATATACAGGAGTTACATCAAATTCTTTTACAGGAGTAACTAGAGCTACTTCAAGTACTACTGCTGCTGCACACATTACAGATGCCTCTGTATCAGAAGATTGGACAACAATAGATACAGGAAGAACTACTGCTAAAAAATATCAGTTTGAAAGATTTAATTTTGATGGCAGTGAAAAAATTGTGTTTGTAGATCAGACTAATGCACCTGTAGTTTTTAATACTTCTTTGTCTGCTACAGATATTAGTGCTAGTAGTGTAGCTGGTTCAACAACAGTTGCTGCTTATAGAAATCATATGTTTTATGCTGGTAAATCTACTACACCTCAAGAAGTAATATTTAGTGAGCCTCTTAATGAAGATGGATTTAATTCTGGTTCTGGTGCAGGA